GGCGACTATTCCAGGAAGGAATTATTCACAAAGATTGAAGCGCTTGTGAAACCTCATGAGACAGTAGCACCTAGGGTCATTTTTAAAGGAACTGATTATTACAACATGATTAGTGGACCCATTTTTAAAGTGCTCATGGATCGGTTTAAGAGTTGCGAAGGCAAAACTCCCGATTTTAAATTCATGATTTCTTACAAGCAACATACACCAGAGATTGCGTCTTTCATGACTCAAACACGATGTAAATCGTACATGGAAGCAGATTTCTCATCCAATGACAAGACTCAAGTGAAGGATGTCTTGGAGTTAGAGTGTATGTTCATGCAAAGGTTAGGTTGCCCAAGGTGGTTCATTGCTCTTCACAAGAGCACGAACAAGTTCTCAGCGTATAACACGAAGTATGGCGTGTCCGCCATCGTTGAGAATCAACTACCTACAGGGGCGACCGACACCACTTTTAGGAATAGTTTTTTGAATTTGATTATATTCCGATCTTGGGCTTACAAGTACAAAGTGAAAGGAGCTTTAGTTTGTATTCTAGGTGATGACATGATTTGTGGATTACCTCGCCGAGTCAGGAGGTGTGCTTACCATTATGAGCAGGTCGCAAGATCTGCTAAGATGGTTGCTAAAGTCACAACTGGCAAACACTTGCATAACATGCATTTTCTATCGAAACACTTTATCCCTGTTACCAGGGGTGAGGAGTCGCATGTTTTGCTGCCTTATATTGGCAAAGTGTTGGCGAAGTTCAATTCCAGGGCTAATTCCAATCAGGGAGTCACCGATGATGAATACATGGCAGGGAAATCGCTTTCTCATTGTTACGAGTTTCGATTCTGTCATGTCCTTCGTGACCTCTTCGTTCAAAGGGCTAATTACCACTTGGCTCGTTCAAGTGGTAAGTATAGTCTCGAAGGAGTTACTTACCATGTGCGGCAGTTTGCCGTGCATAAGGGCATGATAGAGGCAATGTTGGATGGTTCTACCACCCATCCTGACCTCGTAACAACGGAGGATCTTTCCTTGTTCTGGCTCACACTAGCCGACTTAACATTTTCTGATGTCTACCCTCTGTGTTGTGCAGTCGTGTTAACTCACGGTTTTGGCATACTTGACGCAGAGGCGCTTCGCAGCATGGTTGATTACTGATCGCTTCACACACGATCGGAGGAACGCCAGTGCGACCCGATTGACAAGAAAGTGTTTACGGTTAGTTCACTTTAAAAGCCT